GAGTTGAGCTACGCACACACTCAATACCCATAATTTTCAATTTGGGTTCTTCATACCTAACCCCCTCATTATCACGAACATTTAAAACATATCTTTTCTTTGCAGTCCATACACCACGATCTGCAATAGTTTCCCGTTCCATAACCATTCTTTGTTGATATGCACCCATATAATTCGCAAGTTCTCGATAGCATTTATCTATATACGGAGAAACTTTGTCATCACAAAAACTATCTAAAGACTCTACAATAGTATCTCTATCATCAACTGAACTTAAATATTTATCTACCAAAGAACCTAATGTCAAATAAACACTATCAGTATCAACCGCAACAACATAATCTTCACTATCAGTGTTGAGAAGTTTATTAAAATACTTATTAAGTCTATCCTCAATCCATTTGATAGATAATTGACCAGATAAAGTAATAGATTCTGCCATCTTGACATCAAAATATCTAAACCAAGCATTACCTAAAGCACCATAAGCACTGTTCAAGGAAATCTTTTTGGCCATTTGTATGTTAGTATACTTAGATATTTCTGCATTCAATTTTTGTCTCTCAAAAACATCCTTAGTAGATTGCAATTCTTTCTGACATTCAATCATCTGATTTTTTGCCACAACTCTATCAGTATACATCTTTTCCATCAATTCAGGTAGAAATCCCTGTCTTTCTGTACTATAATAGACTCCATTTG